ATTGATGACGACATTGGCGGCAATCGTGCCTTGGCTACTGGCTATTACTATGGCGCACCATTTGGCGATGAGGAAGATGGTCGCTCACAAGTCGTATCGATGGATGTACGAGATACCGTACAAGGGATCCTGCCAAGCTTGATGCGTATTTTCTTTGGCCCAGAGCGTGTGGTTGAGTTTATGCCTCAAGGGGCAGAAGACATCCAGAATGCTGAACAAGCCACTGACTACGTTGACTTCATCTTTAAGCGTGACAACCCCGGATTTAAGATCCTGCACTCTGCTTTCAAAGATGCGTTGGTGCGTAAGTGCGGCATCGTGAAGTACTGGTGGGATGAGTCAGTTGAGGTCAGTGCTGAGTCTTTCTCCATGCTTGACGAGCAAAGCATGATGATGCTGATTGAGAATCCAGACGTTGAGATCTCTGCTGTCCGTGAGTATCCAGTGCCTGGAATGGAGCCAATGAATCAGGCTCAGGCCATCATGACCCCTCCTCCAATGATGTATGACGTTGAGATCAAGCGGCGCATCAAAACAGGCAAAGTCAGGATTGAGGCATTGCCACCAGAAGAGTTCTTGATTGATCGCCGTGCTAAGTCCATTGATGAGGCTACATTTGTTGGTCACCGCACAATGAAGACCGTCAGCGACTTGGTTGCTATGGGTTATGACTATGACGAAATGGTCGAAGCATCAGGCAACGGCAACGACTTTGACAACAATCAAGAGTATCAAGCTCGTAACCCGTTTGCTGTTCTTAGCACCTCTAATAACGGCGACCCATCCAGCAAGAGTGTTCTGTACATTGAGGGCTACCTCAAGGTGGACTTTGATGGTGATGGCATTGCAGAGATGCGCCGTATCTGCACTATCGGTACAAGCAACAAGGTAATCCGTAACGAGATTGTTTCTGAGCGACAGTTTGCTGACTTCTGTCCAGATCCAGAGCCACACACCTTCTTTGGTATGTGTCCTGCTGATGTGGTCATGGACATTCAGCGCATCAAATCCAATGTCCAACGTGGCATTTTGGACTCCTTGGCCCAATCCATCCACCCCCGTACAGCAATTGTCGAGGGTCAGGCCAATATGGAAGATGTGTTGAACACTGAAGTTGGTGCTGTTATCCGCATGAGAGCGCCAGGAATGGTCCAGCCTTTTACAACTCCTTTTGTTGGTCAAGCAGCATTCCCCATGCTGGACTACTTGGACGACATCAAGCAGACCCGTACAGGCATTTCCAAGGCCGCTGCTGGCTTAGATGCTGATGCACTGCAAAGCACTACCAAGGCTGCTGTGTCTGCCACTGTCAATGCTGCTCACCAGCACATTGAAATGATTGCTCGTATCTTTGCTGAAACTGGCTTGCGTAAGCTGTTTACAGGCATCCTCAAGTTGGTTGTGGAAAACCAAGACCGTGCCCGAATGATTCGTCTGCGAAATACATTTGTGCCAATCGACCCCCGTTCATGGGATTCCAATATGGATGTCATCGTGAATGTTGGTGTTGGTGACGGAACAATTGAAGACCGCATCAATATTCTGAATCAAGTGGCAATGCGTCAGGAAATGTTGATTAAAGAAACCGGGCCTAATAATCCTGTTGTTTCTATACAACAGTACACCAACACATTGAACAAGATGCTTCAGTTGGCTGGCATTAAGGATTCGCAAAATTACTTTAACCAGTTACCTGCTGATTTCCAATTGCCAGAGCCACCACCACCTAAACCCACTCCAGAAGAAATGCTGGCGCAGGTTCAGGCTCAATCTATTCAAGCTGATATTGAAAAGAAAGCTGCTGAATTGCAATTGGACCGTGAAAAAGCATTGCTGGCAGATGACCGGGAACGTGATCGTATTGAACAAGATGGTATCTTGCGTAGATATGAGCTAGAATTGAAATACGGTGTACAAATTCAAAGTGCAGAAATAAATGCTGCGATGAATAAAGACCGAGAGTTAATCCGTCAACAAGCTGCAATGAGTCCAGTGCCTCAACAGCCCCAACCTATGATGTGACATGGATGATTTAGAAATTAACCTCGCAAGAGGTGACAGAGCAAAACTTCTACTAGAGGACGAACTTCTGGTAGAAATGCTAAAGAAGATTGAGGATGATTGTTACCGTGAGATCCGGGCCTCCAAGTTAATGGAGGGTCCGATTAGAGAGCAAGCTTATTTGCTTTTGACCACGGTAGATATTCTGCGATCTAAGCTGCGTTCTGTTATGGATACCGGAAAGATGGCAGAAGTTGCTTTAGCTAGAACTCGTGGTCGTCCCCGTAAAAATCCAGAAATCATTTAAGAGGTAAATATGTCCGATAACGCACAAGCAGTCGGTTCGATTACAGTAAACCAAGCAGCACAGAGCTTTGCATCCATGCTAGACACTCAAGAGGGTGTTGACACTGGTGCAGAGGTGCAACCAGAGGAGGAGCAATCCGAACCTGAGTCTGAAGAGGTGGAATCTGCGGAGCCGCAAGATGAAACAGAAGAACCCTCGGAGGAAATAGAAGGCGAAGACGAAGAGGCTGAAGAGCAACCCCAGAAGGAAGAGAAATTTGTCGTCAAAGTTGATGGCAAAGAAATCGAAGTCCCGAAGGAAGAGTTGATCCGAGGTTATCAACGTGAAGCTGACTACACACGGAAAACGCAGAAACTGGCAGAAGAGCGCAAATTTGTGGAGTCTGAGTTTCAGCAAGTACGTGGAGAGCGTGAACAATACGCTCAGATATTGGGGCAATTACAGCAGAAATTGCAGGAGTTTGAGCCACCAGAGCCTGATTGGAATCGTTTAGAAGTTGAAGACCCGACTGAATATGCCCGTCAATGGACATCACATCAGCGGCGTAATCAACAGAAGTATGCGATTCAAGCAGAGCAGATGCGGTTACAGCAATTGCAACAAGCTGAACAACAGAAGCAGATCCAATCTGTTTTGGCACAAGAAGTTGTTGCTTTGAAAGAGAAAATTCCAGAGTGGAGTTCTCCAGAGAAGGCCAAAGCAGAAGGTAAAGCTTTGATGGAATACGGTCAGAGCATGGGCTTTTCCGAGCAGGAACTGAACGGCATTACTGATTCACGGGCATTGCTTGCACTCCATAAGGCGTGGAAGTTTGACCAGATGATGAGTAAACGTCCAGAACTCCAAGCGAAGATTAAAAAAGCACCACGTATGGCAACTCCAGGTTCGGTGGGTAGCGTGAGTTCCAAGTCTGGTGATATTAACAACGCAAAAAAACGTCTTGCACAGACCGGAAGCGTCAGAGATGCCGCATCCCTTTTTGAAAAGTTTATCTGAGGATTTATCATGGCAGCAATTACCAACACCTACACCCGATATGACGCTAAAGGCATTCGGGAAGACCTCTCCAACGTGATCTATCAGATCTCGCCAGAAGAGACCCCATTCATGAGCAACATTGGCCGTGAGAACGTGTCCAACACTTTCTTTGAGTGGCAAACAGACGACCTTGCATCTGCCGTTACTACTAACGCCCAGATCGAAGGTGATGACGTTACCTCGTTCACAGCCGCAGTTCCTACAGTTCGTTTGGGTAACTACACCCAGATCAGCCGCAAGGATGTGATCATCGCTGGTACTTTGGAAGCCGTTGACAAAGCTGGTCGCCGTAGCGAACTGAGCTATCAAATGGCTAAGAAGTCTGCTGAGATCAAGCGCGACATGGAAGCCACAATGTTGGCCAACCAAGCCGCTGCTGCTGGCTCCACTTCTGCTGCACGTACAACTGGTGCTCTGTTGGCCTTCTTGAAGACCAACACCAACGAAGGTACAGGCGGTGGCGATCCTTCTTACACAACCATCCCCACTGATGACCGTACAGATGCCACTGCTGGCGACTTGCGTTCGTTCAGCGAAGTGTTGCTGAAGGACGTTATCCAGAAGGTCTGGACACAAGGCGGTTCTCCTTCCATCGTGATGGCTGGTCCTGTCAACAAGCAGAACCTGTCTAAGATGGCTGGCATCGCTGGTCAGCGTTTCAACGTCACTGGTCCTAAGCCATCGACCATCATCGGTGCAGCCGACATTTACGTTTCCGACTTTGGTAACGTCAGCATTGTTGCTAACCGCTTCCAGCGTGAACGTGATGTGTTCGTGGTTGATCCAGAATACGCAAGCGTTGCTTTCCTGCGTCCTTTCCAGACAGTCGAACTCGCCAAAACAGGTGACGCTGAGAAGCGTATGCTGTTGGTCGAGTGGGGCTTGAAGGTGAAGAACGAGAAAGCCCACGGCGCTGTTTACGACCTGAATAGCACGATTCAGGCTTAATCAAAAAGGGTGGGCTAATTACCCACCCTTTTTTTATCCTCTTACGACTATGACATCTAAACTTTTTGACTTTGATCCCATCACGGGAACAAAAAAAATGTGGCATTACGATGATGCTACGGATGAGGCAGTGATCGAAACCATCATGGATTTGTCTGGAGTTGTTGCTGACAACCAACAGAAATTCAATCAATTTGATGAAAGAGCCAATTGGAAAGGCGATATGCACCATGTTGCATCGATTCCTATGGCACTCTTTTATAAAATGAAAGCTGAAGGAAAACTTGATGACCAAGCTTATATGAAGCGTTGGCTCAACGACCCTGACAACCGAGCATTTCGCACACGACCTGGAGAAGTTTAATGGACAGTAAGACCATTGGGGTTTTGATCCCAACACGGGACTTTGTTAACGCTGGATTTGCCTACGATCTGGCACGTTTAGTTGGATTTACGGTGGGTTCATCCCACCACAAGGTAGTTTTGTACACAAGCTCTGGCACTTTGTTGTCAGCACAACGTCAGGATTTGGCTAAATCAGCCATTGAAGCTGGTTGTACTCATACGATGTGGCTTGACAGTGATATGCGGTTTCCCAAGGACACCATCATTCGTCTACTGAAGCACGATATCGGGATCGTTTGCGCCAACTATGCAAAGCGTAGATTTCCCACCGAACCCATTGCTGTCCGCAAAAATGGTAAGGATGAGGATGCCAAAACAATTCAGAGGGTATATACTGAGGACCATTCAACCGGATTGGTTGATGTAGATTACTGCGGCATGGGCGTAATGCTTGTCAAAGCCGAGGTCTACAAGACAATGGAATATCCTTGGTTTGCTATCCCTTGGGTTCCAAACGCACAAGACTACATGGGTGAAGATGTTTGGTTTTGTCGCAGAGCCGCTGAAAACGGCACAAAAACATATATTGACCAAGACCTCTCAAAAGAGGTTCACCACATTGGTTCGTTTGAATTCAAGCATGAACACACAATAGCGTGTAGGGATGTAGAAAATGGCACTTGATACATTTGCGGAGCTTAAAAGCACGATAGCGGATTATCTAAACCGTGATGATTTGACATCAATCATCCCGAGTTTTATTTCCCTTGCTGAAGCAAAATTCAATCGAAAAGTTCGTACACGGCAAATGGTTGTTCGTGCAGAGGGCCAAATTGATACTCAATTCTTTGCCTACCCAACTGATTGGCTTCAGGCAAAAGAATTTCAGCTTAACACCAATCCTATTATTAGGTTGAAGTTTGTAACTGAGGCTCAAGGTGACGAACTCAAAGCCTCAAGCTACATGGCTCCTGGACAACCGCTGTACTACACAATTGTTGGTAGTCAGATTGAATTTATCCCAAGTCCAGACACGACATACTCGGCAGAACTTACCTACTATGCTAAGATTCCTGCACTGAGTAACGCAAACACAAGCAACTGGCTATTGGCATATGCCCCAGACTTGTATCTGTACGGGTCTTTGCTTGAAGCCTCTCCATACCTTAAAGACGATGAGCGTCTAGCAGTATGGAGTCAGTTATACACCAATACATTGGGTGATATTGAAGTAGCAGATCAACGGGCTTCTGTTTCTTCAACTCCTGTTGTCAGAGCCAAAACTTTGGGGTAATAAATGTCATCGTTTACAGACTACAGCGAAAATTTGGTTCTAAACTTTTTGTTTACGACCAATACAGCTACACGCCCAACAGCTTGGTATGTTGGCCTATTTACGGCTGCACCATCTGATGCTGGTGGCGGTACTGAGGTTTCCGGCAATGGCTATGCACGAAAAGTGACAGGCACAATCAGTGTGTCTGGTACATCACCCACATTGGCTACAAACGCAGCGGCCATTGAGTTTGCGGCGGCATCTGGTGGCAATTGGGGAACGATTACACACGTTGCGATTTTTGATGCACTTACATCCGGCAATATGCTGGGCTGGGCTGCACTAAGTTCATCGCGCACGATCAACGATGGCGATATCATTCGCATCCCTGCTGGCGATTTGGACATTACATTGACTTAAAGGATTCCTCATGGCCTTGGTGCTTAAAGATAGGGTCAGAGAGACTTCTGAGACAACTGGAACTGGACCAATCACCCTAAGTGGTGCATTGGCTGGGTTTCAGTCGTTCTCTGTCATTGGCAATGCCAACACCACTTATTACGGCATCGTCAATGCTGCGGCCAATGAGTGGGAAGTGGGTGTCGGCACATACACAGCATCTGGCACGGTGCTGTCGCGTGACACCATTTTGGAGTCCAGCAATGGCGGCACTGCTGTCAACTTCTCTGCTGGTACAAAGGATGTGTTTGTCACTTACCCAGCAGAACGGGCGGCATCGACTGACACACTGGCAACACCCCCTGCCATCGGCGGCACAACCCCTGCTGCGGGTACGTTTACTACGCTGACTGCTACGGGGCAGACGAGTCTGGGTGGTGATGCTGGTGCTGAGAGCTTTAGGGCTGTGCCTGTTGCAAGCTCTGCTCAATATATTGCTGCATACGGCGCTGTGGGACAAACGCCATATCTTATTGCTGAAGGCGCAAACGCAAACATAAACCTAGCACTCAGTTCAAAAGGCGCTTCAGGTGGCGCTTCAAACGTCAGGATTTTTACAAACGGGCTGTTGCAAGAGCAACTCCGCGTTTCCCACACAGCCTCCGCAGTCAACTATTTGCAGGTAACTGGTAGCGCAACAAACCCCGGTGGATCGGCCTTAGCAAACATTTTATTTAACGGTTCAGACACCAACGTAAACGGAGCACTTGTCACAAAAGGCACAGGTTATATAGCATTCGCAGGAAATGCAACTACTGGGTCACAAGCACTTCGTGTGAACATGACCAACGCCATCAACACTGGCAACCTAATTCAGATTCAAGGTGCTGCGGCTGGCTCTGCTCCATCTATTCAAGCAATTAGCGGAACAAGCGGAGCTGACACCAACATTGACCTAGACCTAGTACCCAAAGGCACTGGCACTGTTGTGGCTGAAGGGCCGTTTACTGCTACGGGGCAGACTAGCTTGGGTGGTGCTGCTGGTGCTGAAGGCTTGCGCGTTGTAACAACGGCATCTGCTGTTAACTATCTTCAAGCTGCTGGAGCAGCCACTGGATTCCAGCCGACTTTTTCCGTTCAAGGTGCAGATGCGAACGTAGGGCCAGCGTACACCGCAAAAGGTACTGGGCGACATGATTTCTACACACAAGGGATCAATTCGCGTCAGTTTTCAATTGCCAATACTTCCTCCGCAGTCAACTATGTGCAGGTGACTGGTGCTGCGACTGGTGCTCAACCATCCATATCTGCTCAGGGTAGCGACGCCAACATAAGTATGTCGCTCAGTTCAAAGGGCGCTGGTCAGATTAACTTCTGGTCGAACAACTTCGCAACCCGTCAGTTCTCAATCACAAACACAAACTCCGCTGTTAACCGACTGGATGTAACAGGTTCGATTGCTGGCGCTGCTCCCGTCCTATCAGCCCAAGGCTCCGACACCAACATC